GCTCGGGTTACTACAATCCAACTTATGTAACTTCTGGTGTTCTTTATCAAGGAAATTATTCCACCACAGGAAACGTAAATGATGCTCTCAGAGGCACATCAGGAAATCCTGGTGTAGCAGGCGGAATCGTAATAACAGTATAACATTTTTTACAAATTGAGAAAATAAAATGTCTTTTCCAGTTAGCCCATCAAACGGTACGATTACAGTTGTTAACAACAAAACGTATCAATATCTAACAAGCAAAAATGCTTGGGTGGTCATTCGTACTGTTGGTTTGCCTGGACAATTCATATCCAGAGAATATACAGCAAACGGGGTTTCAAATACATTTACAATTACTTCTGGTTTTACTGCAAACTCTTTAATTGTTACAGAAAACGGTGTATTACAATCTCCTATTACTGATTACACCGTTGCAAATGATACTTTAACATTCGCAACAACTCCAGCAAACACCACATTAATTCAAATTAGAGAGTTGCAAATCGTTGGACAAACCGGCGCAACTGGACCAACCGGTTCAACAGGCGCAACTGGATCAGGTGCAACCGGAGCAACAGGAGCTACAGGCCCAATTTCATTAGTTGTATCTGCAACATTTTCGGGAACACTATCAGTATTTAATGGTACAAATAGATACTATGTTCCAAGAAATGCAAACGTGACCGACATTATGATTAATTTTAGCAGCCCTCCTACTGGAGGTGCGAATGTGATTGTGAGAATAAATAGGAATGGTGTTGCAAATGCAAACGTACCTGCACTTTCAAATACCACATATACAAGAAATACAACATCAAGTTTTACTGTCGTATCAAATGATTATTTGACAATGGATATTGTGCAAGTTGGAAATACATATCCAGGTAGCGACATGACGGTTCAACTAGTAGGTTCAACTTGAGGTAAATATAAATGGATCTATCTTTTTTTGACGAAACATATTACGTATACCAAGCAAATGACGGCACACTAACAGATTTGGAATTGTTGGGTCTCGTAACCACCTCTGTCAATACATTGAGAATTGGTGAGTCATTATTTTTTGGTGCGCCAACATTTATGGAAAGTAACGAGTTTACTTTAGTTCGCGAACCTTTGGTGGAATAAAAAATGGCATACGCACAATTAGTATTTCCTTCAACACCACAAGCCGGGCAGGTACTTAAAGGTATCATCAAGGTATTAACAGGTGAAAAAAATCTAGCCAACATCGAAGGTGTAACAACAACCGCAACATTTGATACAGTATCAAATTATCAAAGTGTTATTGTTAATCCAAACAGTGAAGCTTGGACTTTATCTTATCCTGCGTCTTTACCCGCGGCCGGTAGTAACGTACTAACAACAGCAACTGTTTCGTCGCCATGTATTAACACTGCTCGTCCATGGAAATTTGTAAGATTTATTATTGCAGGTTCTACTGGTTTATATGCAGAACCAACTAACGGTGCGAATACTTTTTATGCCAACACAACCAATTATGGTGTTCAAGTACAAGGTTTGACTGCGGTCGATGTATCTGGTAATGCAACCAATCTAACATACAGAAATAACTCTGGTGCTTTTGCAACAATTAAAAAGGCAACTAGTACAACAGAGGTTTATGCAGTTAATTTGAGTTGGAGTGCAAGGCATCTGTTTATTTCCAGTACAATTGGCGGCAGAACTTGTTTCCATTTTACAACTGAATTTGATGAAACTGGCCCAACAGCTTATGCAAATACAGCTCCTTGTTTGCACATCACCGGTGGCGGAGCAACTACACAATTAACAAGTTCAACGGTTGCTGCATCGACTTCTTTGAATGTAATAAGTCTTCTTGGTACATACGATATGGGAGCAACAACACCAGCAAACACCGGCATTCGTTGCTTAACTTCGGCCGCTTCAGGATCAGCAAATAGTGGCAATTTTAATTCAGTGTCAGCAGAAGGATTGACAAGCGCGGCCGATTTATCAAATGTCTCGTCCAGAAAAACAATCACAAATGGAAAAAATTCTTGGATGCCTGCGCCAATTATTATTGATGACACAGCCAACGGAAACGGAATTATAGATTGTTCAAAATATTCAAACACATTCCTTTTTGTTGATGGAAGTTTTACTGAAGGTTTTTGGATTGATACCAACAATACAAACTATAAAGGGTTAAATATCTACAACTCTGGCCTTACGGATTATTCCACAATATTGGTTAAATATGGTTAAATCATGGCAAGTTTAGGAAATGGCGTTATTTACACATTATACGCAAATTCATTCGTCACACAATCAAATAATTCTATAAGCGGCACAGTTGTAGATATACGCGCAAATTCTTACTTAACATCAACAAATAATGCATCCATTTCTATATCATATATGAATACATTATATGGAAATACATATGTAAATATGTCAAATAGTTCGCCCTCAATTTCATATCCGTCATCATTATTATATGGAAACACCAACACGATGCAAGCAAATAGTCGAGTTAATTTGATATTGCAATCTGCAACAAGTCGATTCGGACCTCCTGATTTTAAATTTGGAAAAATATAAAATGGCCTATGCAAGATTAATATTTCCGTCTACGGTCACAGTACAACAAAAGCTTAAAGAGATAGCCAACGTTTGCACAGGTGGTATCACATCCAATACACAATTAGAATTTGCCAATACATCACAGAGCATTGTTATTAATACTGAACCCGCAGGATGGTCAATCGCAGATGCAAATAGTTCCATAGAAGCAACAGGTACTGCTACCAAAGTTCAATATAGACTAAGTGCTCCATGTGTCAATTCAAGCAAAACCAAATATTGTGAATTGGGTGCTTTAACTTCACAGACAATAACAAGTAGCGTGTCACAAAATAACACCAGACCTGCAGCTGCAGCTACAACTGGTTACTTATGGATTCCTATAGGATCCGCCGTGAGTGCCAATACACTAACGAATGCTATTTGGTATTTTAATAATTATGGCGGAGCAGCTGGAGGACAAACAGTAAACGTTTATGGTTTAAGTTTATCATCATCAGCTACAGAATATTTTATAAGTGTTACCAATAGAAAATTAATCGTTTTTGCTTCATCGGTGAACAATGGTCCGACAATTCATATGAATCTAGAATTTCCCGAAACACAACACACCAGTATATGGAGCAATTTACCATTTATTAATATTTTCTTAAATGATAGTTCTAGAACAAATGGTACCGAACCTTTAAGCACCAATAGTATTGCTGGAGGCCCGCAGAGCATTTACAAAACGGCTTGGTTCACCAATTGGTATGATATGACATCAGGAACCAGAACTCAGGTTCGTGCGGACCAAACATTAGGTCAATATTATATACCAAATAGTCCTTCACAAAGTATTACATCTTCGGGTACTCCGGTTTATCCTTTATGTGAATTTGTAGATGTGAGAACAACTAAAGGAGAAGGAGTACACAATTATAGTGTATTAACAAATACATATTATACATATAAAACAACTAATTATTCAGCTAGTGGTGATGAAACAACAATAGGCGGCGATACTTACGTACTTTTAACAATCGGTTCTTCTTCAACTTATTGGCGCACGATTGCAATTAAGAAAGCATAATTATGGCCTATGCAAGATTAATATTTTCATCGTCAGTGACGGTTCAACAAAAATTAAAAGAAATAGCTAATGTCTGCGTTGGTGGTATTACTTCTAACACACAATTAGAATTCGCCAATACATCACAAAGTATAGTCATCAATACTGAACCTGCTGGATGGTCCATTGCTGATGCCAATAGTGCAATAGAAGCAACAAATACGGCCACAAAAGTTCAATATAGATTAAGTGCTCCTTGCGTCAATACTGGTAAAACAAAATATTGCGAATTGAGTGCGCTTGCTTCCCAAGCTTTAACTACATCTGGAACAGCTGTAAATACCAGGCCTGCAGCTGCAGCTACAACTGGTTACTTATGGGTTCCCATAGGATCAGCCGTGAGTGCGAACACATTAACAAATGCTATTTGGTATTTTAATAGTTACAGCCCAACAGGTGGTACCGCAACAACAACTGTTTTTAATCCAAATTTATCTTCAACAGTTACCGAATATTTCATAAGTGTTACCAATAGAAAATTAATCGTTTTCGCTTCTTCTGGTGGTAATGGACCAGCCATCATTATGAATTTGGAATTTCCAGAAACTTCACATACAACAACATGGGGAAATTTACCATTTATTAATATTTTCTTAAATGATAGTTCTAGACCTGCGCCGATCAGTGAACCACAATCAACAAATTATATTAACAGCAATTCACAGTCTGTTTACAGAACGGCTTGGTTTACTAACTGGTATGATATAACAACTGCAACTAGAGCTCAAGTTCGTGCGGACCAGGCATTAGGGCAATTCTATATGCCCAATCCTCCTTCACTAACGATTAATTCTTCAGGAACTTCTTTATATCCTTTATATCCTTTCGTTGATACTCGCATGTCAAAAGGTGAAGGTTTTCACAATTATAGCTCATTGACCAACACATATTACACTTATAGAACCGCAGCATATACAACAAGCGGAGATGAAATTACTGTTGGTTCGGATACATATGTGGTATTAACTATTGGTTCCGCCACTACATATAATAGATGTATTTGTATTAAGAAAGCATAAAAATGTACGCAAAGTTAGTTGTTAGAAGCGGTACAGCAAACACAATTGCTGAAATGATGCAGGAAATGGCGAACGTCATTACTGGATCGGTTACGACTGCGAGTCAATTATCTGTTTTTGATGGTGTTAACAGTACAATTATAAACACAACACCAACCAACTGGTCGTTAATATATCCTGCGGCCGTTACTTCTAATAGTAACGTATATATTTTCAGATCGCAATGCGTGAATACCAGCAAATACAAATATGCAAGATTGATTTGTAAAGGCACAGCAGCCAATGAACCTTGGGTTGAACCAACTGGTGGTACAGCCAATCCAAATCAACAAAGAACTTATGCGGCAAGATATGTTGAAATGGATTCTTGCACTTCAGCCAACACAACCACAGCTGTAGTGACAAATCCAACATACAAACACCAGAGTAACGAAGGGTATATTCCGTTTTCTCAAACACTACACGTAAGTGCAAGTGCAAGACATTTGGCCATATATTCTCAATATAATGCTTCAACCAACATTATTTGTACATTTGGTGTATTTGAATATCCAGAAACCAATATTACAACAGGTAACAATTTAATTCCTGCTGTTGTATACAGAGGTCGTGGTGCTGCATTGACCGTCACAACAACTGCACTCGAAACATCTGCTGCACCAGGTTATTCTGTTATGCAAGTGCCCGATGGATACACAGCATCAACAAATACAAAATCATTACAGACAATTGATGCATTAACAAGCCCACATTCTTTTGATTTTGGTCAAACATATGTTGCGAGTGCAGCACAACCAGGCGATAGATATTTTTCACAAGCAAATACAAATTTAAGACAAATGCCAGGTAAAGATTTATTTTTCTATGATTTGAATAGAAGTCACAATTTCATTAATGCAACAAACTTAACAAACGTTTCTTATGTACCAAATGGAGGTTCTTTATCACCTATTGAAAGTACATTTACATATGGTAGCAACACTTATGTTTCGTTGCCATTAACATTTTCATCTTTATTATTTCCTAAATCATAATGGCTGCATTCGCAAACAACGGAGTATTAACTGTTTATGCGTTATCAAATACTTTTTTGATTACTGCAAACTCATTCGGAAATGCCGTATCAACGACAGGGTTAAATCTTTCCAATAATATAATTTTGACAGTATCACCAATCAACAATGCAATCTATGATGCACCTTTAGGTACTGAAACATCTAGAATGTCATGGGGTTAAAAACATGTATGCACGTTTAAGATCAAAAATAACTATAACTAGTAGTAATCAAACCGCAAATAGCCCAAACTCCAATAGTCTTGGTACTATAGCTATGAGCTTGTACATGAAAGATATGGCAAGAGTTATTACTGGTTACATAACGACAACTAGCGATTTAAATCCAAATCTTTGGGACATACCAAACAGCGAGATTGTTAGGACTGTTGCGCCAGGTTGGAACGAATATCAAAGTAATTATGCAAATACGTCCACAAATATTCCAATTGATACGACAGGCAATACAAATATAATGTATTTTAGGACTACTAATGCAGCTAATACTGCAAATGGTTCTCCAATTTACAAATATGTTGGAATAGGATGGAACAATAATAGCTCAACCTTAACATCTAATTATTTTTTTAATTTTTTCAATCCCTGGAGTGTTACCGATTATGTTGGTAATCCAACATTAACTTTTCGTTATAATTATAACAATACTGTCGCACCAACAAATTTACCACTTCGACTAGATGTATTATATGAATTTATAATTTATGCAAGCCCAAGAGCCATTTTTATAAGCGCACAGGGCATTGGTTATGCCACAGCTTCTAAAGTTATGATGTTTGCGGAATATCCATCAACACCACAGTCACAAATATATAATTTACCTAATCAAATATTATATCAAGTTGGTTCTGCTGGAGTTGCAAACACAGCAGGAACAGCATTTAATACTACAGCATATAATGTGTCGGGAGGTTATAATCCTGGAGATGGCAACGATTTAACAGGATACGCCGTATCATCAAATCTTGGTATCGTATACACGTATACACCAACATTGGGTACCCCAGGATATCAATCCTTATGGAGTACCGCAACGGCTACAGGTGATTTATCTACTATGAAACCAGGAACATATTCAAGTATGGCGAATACGACCAATGCGTCAGGTGCAACAATAACAATTCCTGTCATGCCGTTGTTGCATTATCCTGCATGGGACACCGTATATGATCTCAGTTCATTAACTGGCATTTACGGTACAAGATCAAACTTAGGAGCTTCTGGCGACACGTTAACAATTAATGGTCAAAATTATGCGTATGTGAACGTGACCAATATGTCTTACTTGGTGCCCAGACAATAGACAAATAAGTTTATAAATACCATGGTAAATAACACCATGGATGATTCAAATGACCACCATCACAGACAGAAGTAGTTTCAAAGACTATTGCCTGAGAAGACTTGGATTCCCTGTCATCGATATCAACGTCGATGACGACCAAGTAGAAGACAGAATCGACGATGCGTTACAGTATTGGCAAGATTATCACTTCGACGGCACACAAAAAGTCTATTACATCAAGGCAGTTCGCCAACAAGAAATCGACCAGAAATATCTGGATTTAAAAGATGCGACAGATGCCGAAGATAATCCTATGGAAATCATAGGTGTCACCAGAATATTTCCATTGCAAGATTCGCAGGCAAACATCAACATGTTTGACCTTAGATACCAACTTCGTCTGAATGAACTTTATGACTTCACTTCTGCCTCTTACATCAATTATACATTAACACAACAACATTTACGTTCGTTGTCATTGATGTTTACAGGTGAAGTTCCTATTCGTTTCCAGAGACATATGCAGAGATTGTATATTGATTGGGCTTGGGGTCAAACTGAAGCACCAGTAGGAACTATTATTGTGGCCGAATGCTACGCAAATATTAATCCTGATGTTTTTGATAAAGTTTGGAATGACCGTTGGTTGAAAGAATATGCAACGGCACTTATCAAGAGAACATGGGGAAATAACCTGAAAAAGTTTTCAGGCATTCAATTACCTGGCGGCGTAACTCTAAACGGAGATAAAATATACCAAGAAGCATCTGACGAAATCGATGCTTTACAGAAAGAAATGCAGACCAATTACGGTGCGCCGTTAGAATTTATGCTCAATTGATATGGCTACCAGTTCATATTTTAGTAATTATAATTCTATTGCTGAACAACGGGTTGTTGAGGACCTGATTGTTGAATCCATCAAAATCATGGGTTTTGACGCCTACTACCTCCCAATTGAAAATGAAGAGGATCGTGACATTCTGTTTGGTGAAGATCCAGTTAAAAAATTCAAGTCGGCCTTTCCAATTGAATTCTACTTGTCTAGTTCAATTGAGTACATGGGCGAGAAAGAATTTTTCTCCAAATTTGGTTTAGAGATTAAAAATAACGTAAGTGTTATTGTCTCGAAGCGTTCCTTTGCACAGAGAGTTCCAAAAAATACATTCAATAGACCACGCGAAGGCGATTTAATCTATGTACCATTCTTAAATGGTACTGGTGAACTCTACGAAATTAAATTCACCAATCAAACTAAAGACTTCTTTACCTTGGGCCGCAAGATTCCATACTTCTATGAATTGGAACTAGAGAAGTTCAAATACTCGCATGAAATTATTGATACTGGTGTTCCAGATATTGATGATGTTGTCACACAATCTAGTTACACATTGGATCTCAATCTTCAAGGTGGCAATGCAAACAACTATACATTAAAAGAAGTTGTTTACCAAGCACCAGATTATACAGAAGCCAATGCAACAGCAGTTGCTATTGTTCAATCGTGGGATGTCACTTCAAATACATTAAGTGTAACAAATATTTCTGGTGAATTTAGTGATAACGTTGTTATTGTTGGCGCATCAAGTAATGCTCGTTACACACTGTCGAATTATGATCCATTGAAAGATAGTACAAGAAATGAAACATATGACAACCATTATATTGACAGTCAGGCCAACAATATCGTAGTCACAACCGAACTTAACGCATTTGGAAAATTGTAATGTCCACAATACAGTATAACCGTGTCATTAGAAAATTAATTGTCGCATTTGGAAACTTATTCGACAGTATTCCAATGGTTAAATATGAAGCAGATAATTCGGAAGCTGAAAGAATTATTGTTCCGATTACATATGCGGCCAAAGAATTGTATGTCAAACGTCTAGAAGATGACTTGACTCTGGACAAAAAAGTTCAGACAACATTGCCTAGATTTTCTTTTGAGATGACTGGCCTTTCATACAACAATGACCGCAAACAAAATACAAACATAAGAAATTTTGCACAGCAAACGGATGGTGTGATTGCTCAATACAATCCAGTTCCATATGATTTTGATTTCAGTCTGTATCTATACACACGTAATATCGAAGACGCGCACCAAATTTTGGAATATATTTTACCTTATTTTACACCAGATTATACACTGAAACTCAACCTTATACCTGAAATGGGAATCGTAAAAGAAATTCCTATTATATTGAATGATATTACAAGTGACATTACTTACGAAGGCAACAGAGATTCTGAAACAAGAATCGTTATTTGGACATTAAATTTCAAAGTCAAAGGTTTCATCTTCGGTAAAACATCCACCGTTAACGTCATCAAAACATCAATTACCAACATACTCAACAATATTACACAAGATGATGTTGTTGCATTTAATATGACAACTCCAGGAATTGGTACATATCAAATTGGTGAGGCAGTTTATCAAGGATTTTCATATCAAACGGCTACAGCAACAGCAAAGGTAGTTTCGTGGAACAATAACGTGTTACATTTAACAAACGTAAATGGAAATTTTATTTCTTCTCAACCAATATATAGCATAAATTCACACGCGAATTATGTGTTTGATTCTTACAATCCTGCAGGTATGTCCAACCAAAATATTGTACGTATAACGTCACAAGTAAATCCAGCAAACGCCAACGCAAACTCTTTATACACAACTAATACCAGTATTATAGAATATTAAAATGAATACTTTTGACAAAAATATGGAACAATTATTTGATGTGACTCCGGTTGAACCGAAAGAACAACCTTTAGTTCCAATAGAAAAATCAACCGACGGACCCGATCTAAAAGAAGATTTGGCGGATGCGTATCAACAAACTAAAGATAATCTACAAGACCTGATCGACCAGGGCAAAGAAGCCATGGAAGAAATTCTCCAGATTGCAAAAGCCGGGCAACACCCAAGAGCCTTTGAAGTGTACGGCACACTACTTAAAAACGTGGTGGACGCAAACAAAGAACTTTTAGCTGTACAAAAACAAATGAGAGACATGAATAAATCATCCAAAAAAGATGGTGATACCAGAATTGACAAGGCTATTTTTGTGGGTTCTACCGCAGAACTCAGTAAACTCATCAAGGGTAAAGAATGAGTATAGAAAATGAAATTGAAGATTATGACCTTGGTGCGAAAGACACGTACCGAGATAATCCATTACTGAAAAAATCTGGTGTCAAGGTAGAATACACACAGGAACAAGTTGACGAATACATTAAGTGTGCAAAAGATCCAATTTATTTTGCAGAGAATTACGTAACGATTGTTAACGTTGACGTAGGTTTGATGAAGTTCAAGATGTGGGACTTCCAAAAGAAAATGATTGAAACGTACCATAAGAATCGTTTCTCGATTACTAAATGCCCTCGTCAGGTTGGAAAAACCACAACTTCGGTTGCATATCTTCTTTGGTTGACATTGTTCACCGACACACAAAACGTTGCAGTTCTGGCCAACAAGGGTTCACTCGCAAGAGATATTCTTGGTAAATACCAACTGGCTTATGAAAACTTACCTATGTGGTTGCAACAAGGTGTCGTTACATGGAACAAAGGTAACGTAGAACTTGAAAACGGTTCAAAGATTATTGCGGCATCTACATCCAGTTCTGCAATTCGTGGAGGTGCATTCAACCTAGTATTCTTGGACGAGTTCGCATTCGTTCCAAATAATATCGCAGAAGAGTTCTTTAATTCAGTATATCCTGTAATTTCATCTGGTAAAACGACAAAGATTATTATTGTTTCCACTCCAAACGGAATGAATCTGTTCTACAAGTTGTGGATGGATGCAATCAACAAGAAAAACAACTATAAGACTTTTGAGATTCATTGGTCGATGGTACCTGGGCGAGATGAGGCCTGGAAAGAAGAAACTATTCGCAACACATCTGAACGTCAGTTCCGCCAGGAGTTTGAAACCGAGTTCTTAGGTTCGTCCAACACACTAATTTCTGGTTATAAGTTGCAACAACTTGTGTATTCTGATCCATTGGTGACCCACGACATGATGAAAATATATGAACATCCTGTCAAAGAAGGTAATGGAAACGCAAAAGACCATCTGTATTGTATTACAGTTGACGTATCAGAAGGTAGAAATCTGGACAGTTCGGCTTTCTCGGTGATTGATATATCTCAAACTCCATACAAACAAGTGGCAACCTATAACAGTTCGTCAATTTCACCAATATTATTTCCAACAGTCATATACAATGCAGCCAGAATGTACAACGATGCATATGTACTGGTAGAAATTAATAATAATCCACAGATTGCCGATTCGTTGCACGCTGATTTTGAATACGAAAATCTATGGAAAATATTTACGGGCAACAAAAAACCTCAACAGTTGTCTGCCGGGTTTGCTCGTGGTGTACAAATGGGCATAAAAATGTCACCGCAGGTCAAAGCCATTGGATGTTCCAACCTCAAGACACTGATTGAAGGTGATAAATTGGTGATCCAAGACTTTGATACCTATTCAGAGTTGACAACTTTTGAACAACAAAAGAATTCTTTTAAGGCGGCCGATGGTGCAAACGATGACTTAGTTATGACGTTGGTCATATTTGCGTGGGCAGCAACACAAAAATACTTTAAAGAAATTGTCAATCACGACATTCGTAAACAAATTCAATTAGAAAATATGAATCAGGTAGACGATGAAACATTACCTGCACCTATTATTGAAGATGGGTTGGATCATGAATTCGAAGTTATGGGCGGAGATATTTGGGAAGTAGCCAATGGTGGCGAAACATATGCAGGTTTTGTTAAGAATATGTTGAACAGGATGTAAATACGACCTTTCATAAATATCTGTTATGGTATTCTAATTGCCAGAAGAACACATAATATCAAGGAGAAAAAAATGGCATTTCAAATCTCTCCAGGCGTAAATGTATCTGAAGTTGACCTTACAACCGTTGTTCCTTCAGTTCTTACAACCGCCGGTGCATTTGCTGGAACATTCCAATGGGGTCCAGCCGACAAAATTAAATTGGTTGATAGTGAAATTACGTTGACAAAGACTTTTGGAGAACCAAATTCCGATTCAGCTGTGTCTTTTTTCACAGCATCCAACTTTCTTTCATACGGCAATAATTTAAGTATTGTTCGTGCAGTAGGTTCAAGTGGCAAAAATGCTGACGCGAACACATCACATGCAAACGCTTTGGTTAAAAATGAAGACGTATTTGAACAATCTTATTTGAATGCCGATAACGCAAACGTATATGGCGCTTTTATGGCCAAATATCCAGGCAGTTTAGGTAATTCAATTACTGTTGAAGTTTTCGACAGTTCAAATACCACATTGTTCAATGCTTGGGCTTATAAGAGTTATTTCACATCTGCACCAAGCACATCTGATTTTGCATCTAATGTGGGCGGTTCGAATGATGAAATGCACATTGCTGTTGTTGATACTAACGGAAAATTTACCGGAATAGCAGGAACAGTTATTGAAACTTATCCTTTCGTATCTAAAGCTTCAGATGCTGCAGTAAATGGCGCTTCTAATTATTACAAACAAGTAATTTTTAATAACTCCAAATATATTTACGCTGTTGATCCTGTAGATTATGCAAATACCCATACAACTTGGGGTACTACAGCAGCAGGAAAGACTTTTGATCGTGTGGTATCCGTTTCTGGAACAAAAAGTGTATCATTAGCTGGCGGTGTAGATTCAACACCAGCCGCTAGCGATTTACAAACCGCATATGATTTGTTTGCAAATAAAGAAACTGTTGATATTTCTCTAGTGTTGACAGGTGATGCGGCAGTTGCAACACAACAATACGTTATCGATAATGTAGTAAATGCTCGTGCGGATTGTATTGCATTTATTTCTCCACCACAGACAGCTGTTGTAAATCAATCAGGTAGTGAATCTACAAACATTTTAAGTTGGTTAAATTCATTGTCACGTTCTTCATCTTACGTTGTATCAGATTCTGGTTGGAAATATCAATTCGACAAGTACAATAATGTATACCGTTGGATGCCATTGAACGGTGACGTTGCTGGACTCTGCGTTTATACCGATTCAATTAGAGATCCATGGTATTCTCCAGCTGGTTTTAACCGCGGTGCAATCAAAAACTGCATCAAATTGGCATGGAATCCAAGCAAAACATACCGTGATGCTCTATATTCAGCAGGCGTAAATCCTGTCGTTTCATTCCCTGGCCAAGGTACTGTACTGTTCGGCGACAAAACACTGTTGAGTAAGCCTTCAGCGTTCGACAGAATTAATGTTCGTAGATTGTTTATTACACTGGAGAAAGCAATCGCCAAGGCTGCACAATACTCTCTGTTTGAATTGAACGATGAATTTACCCGCGCACAATTCGTGTCTCTAGTAACACCATTCTTGCGTGATGTTCAAGGTCGTCGTGGTATCACAGACTTCAAAGTCGTTTGCGACAAGACCAATAACACATCTCAAGTTATTGATAGCAATCAATTTGTGGGTGATATTTACATTAAACCTGCTCGTTCTATCAATTTCATTCAGTTGAACTTCGTTGCTGTTGGAACAGGTGTTGACTTTGCCACCATCGTTGGTTCAGTCTAATAAATAAAACGATAACAGGAGAAAATAATGGCATTCAACGTAGCAGAGTTTAGAGCAAATATGATTGGGGACGGTGCCCGTCCTAATCTATTCCAAATTACATTGGTATTTCCAACAATTGCTAATAATGCTGCCGCGGCCGGTCAGAAGGTAACTTTCATGGCCAAAGCCGCTCAGTTGCCTGGATCAACAGTAGGAACTGTGCCAGTTTTTTACTTCGGTCGCGAACTGAAGTTTGCTGGTAACAGATCATTTGCTGATTGGACAGTAACAATTATTAATGACGAAGATTTTACAATTCGAAATTCTCTCGAATCTTGGATGAATGCAATCAACAGTCATGCACAAAACTTGAGATCATCTTCAGCAACAAATGCTTCAGGTTATACTGTTGATGCACTCGTTACACAATATGGAAAATCAGGAAATGACCTAAAGACATACAAATTTGTTGGTATGTTCCCAGTAGACGTTGCACCAATCGATCTAGATTGGGGTTCAAATGACGCTATTGAAGAATTCACCACGACATTTGCATATCAATGGTGGGAAGCAGAAACAACAACCTGATATTTTTATTCGCGGAGGGCCTAGTGCCCTCCAATGTTTTATTGATTTCGTAATTAACACAAAAAAATATGGCAGCATTAAATAAATTTTCGCTATTTGGCTTCACGATCTCACGAGATAAGGATGAGATTGAACAAGCTACGCAGCAATCTTTTACACCACCTTCTAATGAGGACGGTGCATTAACTATTACTTCGGCTGCATATTATGGAACGTATGTTGACCTAGATGGAACAGCTAAAAACGAAGTAGAATTAATTTCTAGATATCGTGAAATGGCCATGCAACCAGAAATTGAATCGGCTATTGATGATATCGTTAATGAAGCCATTTGTCAAGATGACGATGGTCAAATTATACAAATTGTTCTGGACAATTTAAAACAACCAGACAAAATTAAAAATGCCATCAAAACAGAATTTAATACGATTCTTCGTTTGATGAACTATAACAATATGGCTCAAGATATCTTCCGTCGTTTTTATATTGACGGCAGAATTTATTATCACGCCATCATTGATAGAGAAAATCCAACAGCTGGTCTGAAAGAATTGCGTTATATAGACCCACGTAAATTACGTAAAGTGCGTGAGATTAGAAAACAAAAAGATGAACGTACTGGTGCAGATGTAATGAATGTAATCAACGAGTATTACATCTACAACGATAAAGTAGTTACAGGTTCTTCATCTAATTTTGGACCTGTTGGTATTCGTATTACAACAGATTCTATCGTGGCCGTTGTTTCTGGCCTGATGGATTCACGTAGAGCAGTCGTTCTGAGTTATTTGCACAAAGCTATTAAACCTCTCAATCAACTTAGAATGATTGAGGATGCTACGGTCATTTACCGTATTTCTCGTGCACCAGAACGACGCATTTTCTATATCGACGTAGGCAATCTTCCTAAGTTGAAGGCAGAACAATACCTACGCGATATCATGGTTAAGTATAAGAACAAACTGGTATACGATGCAAATACTGGTGAAGTTCGTGATGACCGCAAGTTTCTATCGATGATGGAAGACTTCTGGTTACCACGTAGAGAAGGTGGCAAGGGCACAGAAATTACAACATTGCCCGGTGGACAAAACCTTGGTGAATTAGAAGACGTTAAATATTTCGAAAAGAAACTATACAAATCATTAAATGTACCTATATCTAGACTAGAACCGAATCAAGGATTTTCCATCGGGCGAGTTGCTGAAGTCACAAGAGATGAATTAAAGTTTTCTAAATTTGTAGATAGACTTCGCAACAAATTCTCAGAAGTGTTTGACCAAGCACTCCGCATTCAATGCGTACTAAAAGGTATTTGTACCGCAGAAGAATGGGACGAATTCAAAGAATATGTTTATTATGATTTCATTAAAGATAACAACTTCACAGAACTCAAGGATGCCGAGTTGATGAAGGAACGACTGACACTTTTGGCTTCTGTCGATCCATATACTGGCCGTTATTTCTCTCAATCTTGGATCCAACGAAATGTCTTACGCCTAACTGACGATGAAATCAAACAAATGCAAGGCGAAATGGACGAAGAAAAAGAGATGGGTCTTGGATTACCAGTAGGTGTCACCAACGATGTTGCACAAGCACAAATGATGGCATCAATACCACAACAACCACAGAATCCAATGGATCAACAACAAGACCAACAGAATGAAGATTCTGGAACGTTTAGTAAATTGAAGCGTATACTATAAATATTTTTAGATGGAGATAATGATGGATAAAGCAAGAGCAATTATTGATTATGCATATGATGATAATGGTAAAGAGATGCGTGATGCTCTTTATTCAGCCATTCAAGATAAAGTAATGGCACATATTGAAGCACACAAACAACAGATTGCTAAAAATTTGATTGTGCCTCAAACACAAGAATCCGGAGCAGAGGTTGAAAACTCTTAAAGAATTCGTACAGTCAAAGGTAGAAAAAGAAATTCCACAGTTGAAAGAATCTGTGGAGATAGAACATTTGGATGCATTAGATTTTGTTACAGATTTTCATTTGACAGAACTGGCTGCGATGAGTGCAGATATAACCAAAAAAGATCCGCCAGCAGTGTTGGTAATGAAACGCAAAGCTATTCGTATGTTTCCAAATGGTGAACGTATTGCACTATATTATGTGGATAAAATTAATAAATATGTAACAGTGCCATATAGTGTTGTTGATGATGACAGAAGTTTTAAAGAAGAATATGTTGAAGAAAGTATTATTCATCATTTAACTGATATTGTTGACAATCATGCCGCAAAGCCCATTAAATTTAAAGACGGTAAGTCAATAAAGGTAGATGTACAGACAGCAAATGCGGTACTAAATGTACACAAAGCGGTGAATGATGAAAATAAGAAAAAGATTGAAAATATGGCTCATAAAAGCAAAGAACATTTTACCAGAGTCGTTGACTTTGCATGGAAACATTCAAAGTTTAAATAAAAATAGGAATTAAAAATGGCAAACGCATATTCATCACAAATTATTAAAGACACAACAGAACATGTTGTGATTAAGTTGACAGCTTCCTTTGATGGCACAGGTCAAGAATCTAATGCTGTGCGTATTGCAGCCAACACATTGTATGGTGCATTAGCAACAAACGGTTATCTTGTTGCCAACAATCAGGGCGGTTCATCTAATACAACACTTTCTTATTATGGTCTTTCAGTACATCGCCTATGGTACGATTGTGCTGTCACCGGTGACGTTCAACTTTATTGGAACGCATCAACTCCAAAAACATTAATGTTCTTGAATGGCAACGGAGAATATGACGGTGCAGGAAACTGGGTAACAATTCCAAATAATGCAGCTGGTACGGCTGGTTGCAATGGAGATATTGGTATTGTAACACGCGGTATGGCAGCAAATGATAGTTATACAATTATTATGGAATTGCGTAAAGACAACGCACACTATCAACGTGGTCAATTTAATGATCCTGCTGCATTCAACTATGGTTCATACGGAATGAAACCTTAAAGGATTCAATAATGAAACTTATTAAAGAAATTACCGAAACGGTCTCTTATTTGACCGAAGAAAAAGATGGAAAGAAGTTTCTGTATATTGAAGGACCTTTCCTAGTTTCCGAAAAAGTCAATCGTAACGGTCGCATGTACAAAGAAGAAACCATGCACAAAGAAGTAAACCGTTATACAGAAGAATATATCGATAAAAATCGTGCCTTTGGTGAACTGGGACATCCAGACACCCCATCAATCAATCTTGACCGTGTATCACATTTAATTGTTGGTTTACGTAAAGAAGGATCTTCATGGATAGGCAAAGCAAAGATTCTTGAAACGCCAATGGGAAATATTGCAAAGAATCTTATCGAAGGTGGTGCACAATTAGGTGTATCTTCTAGAGGTATGGGTTCTTTAAAAACTATCAACGGCGTCAATATAGTTCAAGATGACTTTCATCTGGCCACAGCGGCAGATATCGTAGCAGACCCTTCTGCGCCTGGAGCATTCGTGCAGGGCATCATGGAAGGTAAAGAATGGATGATGGTAAATGGTGTATGGACCGAAGTTCAATATGAACAAGCAAGACAAGAAATTCGTCAAGCTTCGCGCAAAGAAATTGAACAAGTAAGTTTACGCATCTTTGAAAATTTCATCAAAAAACTTTAATTATAAATATCCAATATAAAATCAAGGAGATTTTCAAAATGGGAAAATTCAATCTGAGCGAAGCCGCTAAAGAAATTCTTGCAGGCAATGTCTCTGCAAAACACGGTGGCCAAGACAAACCAGCAAAACTTCCTGGCGCAGTTGCTTATGGCACTAAAGAAGCCGGCACTGTTGCTCATGAAGTTGACAAAGAAGACGATGCCAAACCAGATTACACAAAAGGTGTTCCTACTGCAACACCTCCTGGCGCAACACCTCCAGTAGGTGCACAACCTGGTGCCAAGGCTTCTGGACCACAAGAAACAATGGGTCGTAAGGATCTTGCCAGCACAATGCAAGCCGATGCCAACCAATACGATGCCATCCGTGATCGCGTTAAGTCTAAATTAGCTGCACAAACAATGCAAGCCAATCCAGGTGCCGTTGTTCCTCATGTTCCTGAAGAAACAGAACAAGAAGGTGAAATGGTAGCAGAAAAGTGGGCTAAAGAAGAAAAAGAAGAAGGTCACGAAGATGCAGCTGAAGACAAGAAGATGATCAAGAAAATGATGAGCAAAGAAAAAATGAAAGAAGATATCGATGCTCTTCTATCTGGTGAAAATCTGTCTGAAGAATTCGTCACCAAAGCAACCACAATTTTCGAAGCCGCAGTTTCTGCTCGTGCTGAAGAAATCGTTGAACAAATCGAAGACGAATTGGTACAACAGTTCCAAGAATCAGTTGAACAAATCAAAGAAGAACTGGCATCTAAGGTTGATGACTACCTGAACTATATGGTTCAAGAGTGGGTACAAGAGAACCAGTTGGCAATCGAAAAAGGTCTACGTGCCGAAATCGTTGAAGACTTCATCGGTGGTCTACGTAACCTGTTTGCTGAACATTATATTGACATTCCAGAAGACAAAGTTGATGTTGTTGAAGAACTGACATCTAAAGTTGAAGAACTAGAGTCTTCTCTGAATGAGCAAATCAAGTCTACAGTTGAGTTGACAAAACAACTTAACGAACAGAAAAAAATTGAGGCTATTTACACAGCTTGTGAAGGCCTGACGCAGACTCAAGTAGAAAAAATGAAATCACTCGCAGAGGGTATGGAATTCACTACTGAGGAAGAATTCGCAGGTAAACTGGAAACAATCAAAGAGTCTTACTTCAAGACCCCAGTTAAGTCTGCTGATAGTTCTGCTCTGAACGAGGAAGTTCAAATTGAGGAAGACAAGAAACCTGTTTCTGTTGACCCAATGATCGAACAGTACGCAAAAACCATTTCTAAAAGCTTGGTAAAATAATTACCAAAATAGATACTCACAAGGAGATAATAAATGTATCTAACTGAAGAACTACAACAGAAATGGCAACCTGTTCTGGAGCACCCAGAGCTTGAAGCCATTAAAGACCCATACAAGAAAGCTGTTACAGCACTTGTTCTGGAGAATCAACAACAAGCTATGCGTCAAGACGCACAGCAGTTGAACGAAACAACCTACTCTGCAACACCAACAAACGTTGCTGGTGGCGTTTCTAACTACGACCCAATCTTAATCAGCTTGGTTCGTCGTGCTCTTCCTAACCTGATTGCTTATGACGTTGCTGGCGTTCAGCCAATGACAGGTCCTACCGGCCTGATCTTTGCAATGCGCGCTCGTTACAATGCACAATCTGGTTCACCAAGCAACACAAACGAAGCCTTCTACAGCGAAGCTAACACAATCTTCTCTGGCGCTGGTTCTTCTGGTAACCTGTACGGCTTCCGTGGTAACAACACAACTGACGTTGCTACCAACACAGGTGCTGATCTGACTGCTAACAGTTTCACAACTGGTATCGGCATGCAGACAAGCGTTGCTGAAGGTTTGGGTGCTGACACTTCAACCGGTATGTTCAACCAAATGGCATTTAGCATTGAGAAAGTTACTGTAACTGCTCAATCTCGTGCTCTGAAAGCTGAATATTCTCTAGAACTTGCTCAAGACTTGAAGGCAATTCACGGTCTTGACGCTGAGACAGAACTGTCTAACATTCTGTCTACAGAAATTCTGGCTGAAATCAACCGTGAAGTTATCCGTACAATCTACGCTTGCGCTGTTGCAGGTGCTCAGTACGGTACCACAACTGCTGGTGCTTTCGTCCTTGACACTGACTCTAACGGCCGTTGGGCTGTTGAGCGTTTCAAAGGTCTGATTTTCCAGATCGAACGTG